TTACTGCGAGCAAAGTTGTGGTTGTCTTGGACCACATTAAGAATAATCGAATTGAGTATTTGGTACTGGTTGCTATCGGGCACCTTATCGGTGCTACAACCTACCTATCAGAGAAAGCTGCAGGAGTGTGTGCATAATGCCAAAATACAACTACGGCAAGACTTTCAAAAAGAATGGTAAGCTCATGCGTTACCGTTATACTAACAAGCGCAAGTCTACTAAAAAATTGGTAGCAGCGAAGTCTACTAAAAAGCGTACCTATAGGAAGCGATATTGATGCAACCTGAAATCTGTCCCCGTTGTGGGTCAGGTGATGTAGATGTTGCTCATGTACCAGAACATTGGGTTGATCATTGTATTTGTAACACATGTTTGGAGGAATGGGTTGAATGAGTTCATATTTTGAAATTGGTGGACATATCGTAGAGTGTTCTGCGGATGATAACACCTCACTTCCATCGTCTATATCGATGGTTTCTGTAGCCGAGCGACCGGAACGAGGTCGCAATTCGGCAAAGTATGAGACATCTCCGATGTCGATAACATCGCCTTCTTCTGGCGGTAAAGGTGAATCTGTTTATGAACGTACTTCAAGGCTACGGCGTGCTCGTCGTGCATTGAGTATTGCTGCTGCTATAGCACTTGCTGATGGGCCTCTGCCTATCGGTGATGCAATTGCTGTTGTTGGTCTCGGCGCTTATGCTGTGTACGAGATTAACTATGCTGCCGGTGACCCGCTCAAAATGAGCGAAGGTCCTTACCGGTGGCGTTGAGGCGAAGCCGAATCAGACGGGGGGGCACAACCCAACGCTGGCTCGCCGGAGAGCCCCCAGCGTTGGCCATTTGCTTGGTTGTATTATTACCCCCCCCTAGTAAACATTTAACAAAAGGTTTACTGAGATGTGAAGATGGATTGTTAACCTTAACAAGCCTTAAGTACCTGATACACGTAGGAGTATCATGGACGGAATAACTGGAGCGAAGAGATTGTATATTGAGCGAATGAGTGAAAAGGAGTTGCTTGAAACTCATTTATGGTACATCAATAGATGTATGGAATATGATCTTTGGAAAGATATTACATCTACTGCAGCATGGCAAATGCGTGAAGCACTTGGAGTTGAATTGCGAACAAGGATGTCTGCAGTATGAATCAGCAGAAACGCCATTGGTGTTCTACGGTATGGCCTAAACATATGGGATATGAGGCCACTGATGATGAAGCGGAACTTATTGACGCCTTTACTGACTTCTGGCAGGAATTGACAGAAGCACCCGGCTTAAAGTACGGAATCGCTCAAATTGAGCGGAGTCCGGACACGGGGAGTCTTCACATACAAGCGTACACCGAATGGGCGCAATCGAAGAGATTGAAAGAGGTGTACAAGATATTGCCATCCAATCTGGATTTCCGACGTGGCAGCCGAGAGGTTGCACGTGACTACTGTCGTAAAACGGATACCAGAGTAAAGGTTCTACCTGAAATTGGAAAATGGCGAAAGGAGAAGGCAGCAGCCGTATCTCCGAAACAAAGAGCACTTGCCCATCTACGGATGGGGTTATCTCCTGCTGAGATTTGTGCTATCGACCCTGAATGCTACTTTACGCATTGGAGGTCAATTAAAGCAGTTTATGAATCTCTGCTTATGAAACCTTTAATAGCCGGCGGCGAAGAAGAGTAATTATGGCCCGCCGTAAATCTACCCGTGGTAGTAAGATACAACCTGCAGTTCAGACATTATCATTTGTGACACCTGGTTCAGGTGCAGCAAGTGTGTATATTGATTTATCACAAGCGGCTTCTTTAGCCAACCGTCGATTCTATCGCCAAGGTATTAATTGGGCAGTTGCAGGAATCAAAGTTATTTCTTTGCAACCTGGTTCTGTAAATGTTTACAAATTGCCAAACACTTGGGTTCTTTCCAATGCTTGGGAGAAGGGTATGCGTGCTTGGAATAAAATGAACAATGCTGCTCTTGCAGAGTCTCCTTCTATTCGACCTAAGTTCTTGGATTTCAAGGTTTATATGGATTCTGAACATCACCTAGCAGGTTTTGGTGGCAATCTTTTGCCATTATCTCCATTTGGCGGTGTTGCCACTGCTGGAGAATGGGAATCATCTAAGATTGTTGTACCGCTTACTGACGGTACTGATAATGCGTTTTCGAGAGAATTAATCGCAGTTGGACCTAATTACCCTGGTAATGGTGCTTCTGGTTTGAATGCTGTATCTCTTATTGAGGGATATGCAGCTTCTCGTGGATTACCAAATGTGTTAGATCCTAACGTACCTGCTGATGCTGCTGATGCCAATGGTGGTGCTCCACAGAATTGGATTACAGCTATGTTTAATGAAGGCACTGATCAAGATGATTTAGTCCTTGACGATATGATTAGTGAAAACAACCTTGCACCTTATCCATTTGAAAATGATGGTACTGCAGTTGATACAATGTATCCCGGTGGTGCAAACCAAATGTCCGGCGTACAATGGCATGATTCAGTGCAGATATTCTCCAGTTCTGGAGTGGCTGCAGCAGGCGTTGGTACTCAACGTGTCAAGGGTGGAAATTTCCCTTGTGGTCTTATTCGTCTTGATTGGGCTCCAGACGAAACAAGTGCTAACTTGATTATTCAAGTCGACCTTGTACCTGGTACTCATCGAGGTTACTTGTGTGAACCTATGACGGAGATGTGATATTATGATACCTGGAAAAACTGCTGCCGATGCGGCTATTACTGCGAGCAAAGTTGTGGTTGTCTTGGACCACATTAAGAATAATCGAATTGAGTATTTGGTACTGGTTGCTATCGGGCACCTTATCGGTGCTACAACCTACCTATCAGAGAAAGCTGCAG